GTAGACTTAAAATGGAAGCGTGGGAGAATAGCAACGTAGTTTAGACCTTCTTCAACACATCTCTCCACATCTTCAGCAACCACTCCAACATGCCACGCTTTAAAATACTCTGGATGGTCAAATGATAAACTCCATATATCTCGTAAGAATTCCCAGAAGCTTCCTACCTTAATTGCTTGGCGTGCTTCTAGACCATCAGCTAATCTTGCTAATGCGTCTTCAAATGTAGTTGAATGTTGATTACTCATTATCTGTTTCTACCAATGCCTTTAATTTTATAGCTACCCTGCTTAAAATATCAGGGTCTGTTACCTCATCTACGAGAACTCCCATAACGTCTTGAATAAATTGTAAACTTACCAATCCAGACATGACAGCCCTCTCACCTTTTATTCCTAAGTCTAAGGCTTTTGCAGCATCAAATGCTCTATCAAACATTTGTGTATTTAATTCGGCTGATGCCTTTCTACGTAAACTTTCATACGTATCTAAATGCTCTTCTTGAAGTCTAGCATAGCGTTGAGTCTCTGTTTCTTTAACTCTCTCAACTGCATCGGCTCGTGAAACTGCTCTAGTC